AGCCAACTCTATAGGAAAGGAGTCCATCTCGAGGAATAACACCCTCGCGACGGAGGCGCCCCTTCTCAGGGGTACCATAGTTACCCGTCCCATAGGTCGCGCAAGCTAGTACAACAGAGGCGTCAAAGCAGTCGAATGGGATTACTCTCATTCGATCCGGTTTCAACGCCCTGATGTACCTGATACCGCTTCTGTATCGCTTGGTCCAGCGCTCTTCACTGTCATAGATGACAATGTCGCCGAGATCTTTTGGACCGCGGCAAGATCGTATCCTTGTAGGGATACAATCAAGAGCAGCAAACCAAGCGCGCCTACTGATCGCGACGCCCGATTGGGCGAGGCGCTCGGTAAGATGGCTAATGCCATTAGCAAAAGCGATATAGTCTTGAGGTCCATTTGGTAATTCCTTGAGGTAGTAAGGGCGAACCGGTTTCCCGGCAAAAAAGTCGCCCCCACAGCTCTCTCGGAACGGGCAATCGTCGAAATAAGATTTCTCTACATTCAACTCAAAACCCAGGAACTCAAGAACCGACTTCAGAGGATGAGCAACATCGGTTTTAACGATGATGTCATCGCCGAACACGAAAACGTCAGCGCCTAATTCGCCTACGCCACCGCAATTTCTCGCAGTGAAACAGGCTATTGCGCCGAAAAGTATCGTTTCGAGCTCGAACGTGAAGCCGTTACCCATGCTCGAGAATTTCTCAAGCACGACCCAGTGCTGTCCGGTTGTCAGAAAAGGATGCATGCCCTCTAAGTGGGGCAATTCATCTTCACCGACTTCCATCAGAGTCTTCTTTGACCGAAGGTCATCGAGAGCCTCATACCAGCGCTGAGGTAGCAGGACTTTGACAAGGTCCCTAGCTACGGTGTCGCTCGCATTTGAGAGATCGAGAGTAGCGTACTCCCGACTGACAGAGGATGCCTCGGCGACCTGCCGGTGAACATCTTGTGCAGTATCTAAGTCCCAACCAGCGTATCTAGAGTATGACGGGGTGCCATCATCATTTCTGATGATCGAACCGTCGCCTGCTCTACGAATACGCGGCCGCCTTGCTAGGCGCCGCCTCAGCTCTTTCCCAAGAGCGAGTTGATAAAACACGTTGATCGACGGCTCTACAGCTATCGACCGATCGGTTTTAGCGGTTTTCGGGACCGTTGTGAAACGGTTGCCCGGGACAAAAGATAACTCTCCGTGACGTTGTGCTACACTAGCACCCCATTGAGTTCCTAACCACTGTGGTAGGTTCCAAATGGCGTCACGTGTCAAACTAGGGTCGGTAGACATTTTGTCGGGTACAGTGGTCTTCCCGCCACGGTTCGAAAAAGTCGCACCTGGTCCGAACCGTCCTTCCTCGCGGAAGTCCGGCCCGTAACCTATCCAATCAACGACTATTTGCCGAATTCCTGACAAAACGTCAGAAATCGCAGCCACTCGATCTCCAGAAAGGAGGTTTTCATCGAGATAAGGCTGAAGTCGCTCATTGGTTAGAAAGCAAGCCCTTTCGCCCTGCCACCATTTCTGGATAGCAGTGAGCCGCCGATTAAACGATCCTGGAAGTTCTTTCAACTTTCTCAGTATCGCGCATCCGGCAGCGTCACGGGCGTAAGAACCGCCATCTAGGTAGGATCTTGGATCTGGAGTAACCTCCAGGATCCCGTCCCAATCGCCATAGCGAAGCTTGATAGCTAAGCTAAGGCAAAGGGGCGTTCCTAGGTCCTCTAAAAGGAGAGAGACCACACGCGTCACATCAGGCGGCAACGTGTCAGACGACATCATGCCTCCGCGAAGACGGGCTCAACTTTAAAGGAGACCTTTTGGATCTCCGTATATGTTGAACCCGGCCTCCGAGCTTCTTTTTCAAGACGCCGATTAGAGCGACCAGAAATAGAAGTTCCAAACCAGTAAATCGCTTTTACGAGATTTACTTTAGACACACCATTCGGAGCAATGACTTCATCAGTCACTACCCCATCAGGCTTATCCCGCCATTGGACATAGCGGTGAACAACTCGGGACCCATGAAGGGTCTGAGTAACATCGACATATCCGTTGTAAGGGATTAAGTAAGAAGAAGTGGTAACAGTGATGATAGTCATCGAGAACTCCGAATGAGTATGTTTAGAAAGGAAGAGGTACCACGGGCTATATCCTACTCACGTAGGAGCATAGCCAGCAGCCACGGCCTGCTTCACCAACGTAGCCGCCAGCAGATTGCACAGCTGGTAGATTTCGTTGAGCGTCGCAGCGGGGATGCCTTGTGGCATGGTGATGATGCCGTCGAAAACCATCCGATCCTTTGCGCTGTAAAGCGTCGTGGTTGAATCCTGGACTGCATACGGGAAGACGAAGTTGAACTTCATCTGCCGTGCAGTCTTCGGACCATTCCACGTGCTCCACAGCTTCAGGGTCTGACGGAGGCCGACAGGCAACGCTGCTGCGGCACCAGTATCCTGGCGCCACACGGCGGGGGAACCATCACCCCCGGAAGCCGACAGAGCGTCGTAGACGATGTCGGTGGTACCGTCAAATTTCTTGACGGTGATACTCGCCATTAAAGGCATTTCAACTCCAAAAAGAAAGGAGGAAAGAAAAGACAGACAAGGCAAGTAACTGTAAGCCTAACGCTTACTCATTACTTGGATGAGGACAGAAGAGGCATTAGCCAACCTCTGCCAACCCCAGAGCCTTGCTGGACGTACCATTAGCGACGGTCCGGTGATCGTCGGTTTTCGCTCAAAGTGAGCCACGGCCCAGTTATGAACGCCAGAAGGAGGAACCCAAAAGGGATTCCCTCTGAAGTCCTGACAAAGGCCTTTGAAGCCCCAGAGAGACCACGGATTGGTAACCGTGAGCCCAAGGAAGTCAGTCCCTTGCGATAGGAACTCTCCCATGGTGGTGAACCAGTCTACGACGAAGCTGAAAGGAATCAGCTCCCATACGACCGAAGCCGGGTTTGCTAGGCCCAGTTTGTTCAAGAGGAAGAGGTTAGGATTTGATATCGTAACCTCACACCCCATCTTGGCGAATCGGGAACCGAAGGAGCTCTGGATTGACCAGAACCCCGACGGAACCGAACCACTCACGCTTTTAGTCACATGAGTAGCCCTACTAGATCCTGTCGGTCTAACTGACTTGATAGGATTTTGCAGGTGATCAGCAGCGTTGTAGATATCCTCAATAAGAGGTTTCCACCCGAAGCTATACTCCAACCAGTTGTTCGCAAGTGAACGTTTAGCGCTAACCCCTTTCGGGACAATCGCTAGATTCACTACGCGAGCAGCACCGACGAAGTCTAGTCTCCTGATGCGCCTAGTAAAGTCAATCAATTGACCATACCTAGAAAGCATCATCGCAATCGACTGCCGACCTTCCGCCAAGGTAGCTCCCAACTGAGAGCTATTTGAGATCGAACCTACAAGTCTCGAATACGCGGAGTTGAGTACATCGCTGTACCCAGCTTCTGTATTCGGGACATGGGCACCCCCCGAATAGGGAAACGAGGAGCCCCCTCCAAACCACATTGAGCCAGTGCCCAAATTGGGGTTAGGAGAGGATCTATTGTAGGCCACATCAATAAAATACTGAAGCGGTCTGTCAATAGGCTTGGCCTGTTTGTAAACCCTCTTATCGCGATAAGCGCTTCGAGAGTCCGCAATAGGCTGTAGGAACGGCCCACTAGTAGGGAGTGCCATTAGTGCACCCCCCCACCCGTTGGATAGAGGGTGGATTCACGTACACCGGTACGCATAGCCAAATCTCGCAAAGCAACACAGGCATGGCGGCCAAAAGCCGCCACATCTGGGTGCAAGTCTCCCAACATCACGATCAGATCTCGAAGTGGAAGATAGTATTCATCGTTGACTCCCAGGAACAAGTTATCTAAAAGATCTCTTGTTTTACCCGGGACAAAGACGATGGACACACCTCCCACTTGAGAGATAGTCTGATCACGAAGCAAAGAGGCTCGAGACATGGCATTCTCCGTTAGACATCCAACCCTGACCTAGGTCTGGTCAGAGCTAACGAGAAGGGTTACTAACCCTAGAAGGATCCCCGTGAGG